TTTAAGAGTCATTGGTTCAACTTTTTCTTTTTTATTATAGTTGAAACCAAACTTCTCACACACACTTATTAATTCAGAGACTTGGTTGTCTTGTCCTCTGCCAAATGAGGCAGTAACAGTATTCTTAATTAAATCTTCGAACCCATTACTTCTCAAATAACCAAAGGCTTCATCAACACGTGACTCAGGAATTTTTGCTGCATAGAATGGTTTAACTTCAACGCTAGAACCATCAGCTAATTTCAACAAAGATACACCTGCTTCCTGCATCATCTCTGGAATTATTCTCTCCTCCAAATCTCTTGATTGATTTTTCAGAGTTTTTAATTTGTCTTCTTGATCGTCAATTTGTTTTTGAAGATCTTTGAGTTGGTTACATTTTTCAGAAATAGATTTTACACTATCTTGACTAATGTCTATATTTGACATTTTTTCAATATCCATATTTTCCTCCTGTACGGCTATTATTTTATTTACTTGACGTTTGCAAGTAAAAAAATATATATCAATCAAGATGTGGAAATACCCGTATAAGACTACCCCATATGAGCATCAACGTAATGCTCTGAATGAATCTGCAGAAAAAGTGCAGTGGGCTTACTTTATGGAAATGGGTACAGGTAAAACAAAAGTAACTATTGATAATATAGCTTATCTTTTTTTTCAAAGAAAAATTACTTCAGTATTAATTATTGCACCTAAATCAGTTTATTTAAATTGGGAAACTGAAATAGAAACCCACATGCCTGATGTGCTTAAATATAAAATTTATAAATGGAATATTGATAAGCCAAAAGATTATCATGATTTAGAAAATTATAAAGATCTTAGAATCTTTCTAATAAACGTTGAAGCTCTGTCAACTAAGAGGGGTTTTGAAGCTTGTAAAGAATATTTATTTAAAAATAAGCTAAACTTTGTAGCGTTGGATGAATCAACCACCATAAAAAATAGATCAGCAAAACGAACAAAGAACATTTTAGCACTGCAAAAATTATCGATGGTAAGGCGTATATTAACAGGATCCCCAATAACAAAATCTCCATTAGATTTATATACACAATGTCAGTTTTTAAGTCCAGAATTATTAGGTTTCTCAAGTTATTTAGCTTTTAGGAACAGATATGCAGAGATGACTGATATACCAGTCGGCTCAGGCAGATATATTTCAGTGCCAAAATACTACAAAAGACTAGAAGAATTAGAACAAAAAATGAAATTTTTTGCTACACGTATACGTAAAGACCAATGTTTAGATTTAAAACCAAAAGTCAGACAGAAAAGATATATTGAATTAGATGGTGATGGTAAAAAAATATATGAAAAACTTAGAACTAATGCTTTGGCAATAGTTGAAGATAGCACAATATCTTTTTCAAATAAACTTACAGAAATTATTAAGTTGCATCAAGTTTGTAATGGGTTTACTAAGGATGACGATGGTCAGATACTTCAATTACACAAATCTAAGTTACATGCGTTGGAAGAAACTCTTGAAGAGATAGATGGCAAAGTAATAATTTGGGCAAATTATATTTATAACATTACTGAAATTATAGAATTTTTAGAAAAAAAATATGGTAAGGACTCTGTGGTAAGTATATATGGTGCAGTAGATGTTAAAACACGTAAAGAAGCTGTTCGAAGAATGCAAGAAGATCCTAACACGCGTTTTTTGGTGGGTAATCCAACAACAGGAGGATTTGGCCTTACTCTTACTGCTGTTAACACTGTTATTTATTTTTCTAATAATTACAATTTAGAAGTGAGAAAACAATCAGAAGACCGTGCTCATAGGTTGGGCCAAAAAGGCACTGTTGTTTATATTGATATTGTTGCAAGAAATACATTAGATGAGGCTATCATGAAGTCTTTAACAAGCAAAGGTCAGATCGCTGCTAAAACATTGGGAGAAGAAGACCTAAGAGACTGGTTGCTCTAATTTATTAAACTGTTCTACTCGTTGTAAAAACCTATCTCCATATTCTTTTAAATCAGCCTCTGAGAGCTTAAATTCTTGATATTGAAGGTCTCTGGTGCAAATACTGATTACCCCCTGCTCTATGGGGCCGTAATTAGCTGTATGGGCTAAATAATAGGCACCCAACTGTAATTTATAATCTTCTACCCATTCTTCTTTTTTTGGTTTATTTGATTGTTTCCAATCAATAATACTAGGTTTTCCGTAGGCTACAGCTGTTAAATCACATGTGCCAGCATATTTATTATGATATTCAAGGCTTATTTCGTTACCCCATACTTCGTCAATCTTAATATTATCTAATATAGTTTTAGCCATCATACGTGGTTTTGCGCCCTCTTCCATCGCATTGTAATATCCTTGACCGTTAAGAGTGTATTCCAACACCTGGTGCATCTCAGTTCCGATAGTGCTGGCCTGCCTCATAATTCTATCAGCCTCTGTTTCTCCTACTTTTCTACGCCAATTATCTAAAAATCTTCTATCTTTAGTTGCACTTAAAATAGTCGTTACACTTGGAACTTTAACATTATCCACCAAGTATTTTCTTCCTGTCGTGTCTGAGAATCTGTTGTAATGTTTGTAAGGATATTTCCTAACTAATTTCATTTGTAGTTAATACTACATATGATTTGAAAGTACAGCTAAAAGAATTGCACCTAATCCACCTATGATCCATTTTTCTAGTCTCGCTATACGTGCTTCCATTCTATCGATGCGATCAAATGTTTGTTTCTGCATTAGTCTGCAAATTTTTTCATGGTGCTCAATTTTTTGTATTGCTGATTTTCTAGCCATTAGGTTTGTCTCCTTGCTGCTATTTGTGCACTCAATGGATCATTAGGAAATAGTGCAGATACTTGTTGCGGTGTTACTTGTCCGGTTGCCGGTTGCATTTGTCCTTGTATCATTGGCATTTGTTGGTTTACAGGTGCAGCTTCACCACCAGGCTCAAGTTTTTTCATTTGTGCTTCTGGTAGAAAAGTTGAATTAAATTCATTCTGTGCAATTAAACCACCTTCAATAAAGTTTTCTTCTTCTGCTTGTTCTTCTTCACTTGGTGCCTGCATAACTTCTTCGTCATACATTTGTTGAATAGATTTCATTGGCACGTTACCTGCGTTGTTTCCATAATTAGGTTTTATCATTTCAACATCTTTACTATTTAAGTATTCAGTAATTCTTTTTAAATCAATGTTGTCAGGATCTACTGGCACATAATCGTCATCATCACCGAAAGCTTTGTTCATAAATCTTGCAAACGCCTCTCTCTTAGTACGTAATCCTGCAAGATAAGCTTTAGGGTTTATGACACCTGCCTGCGTAGTGCCAAATGCTTTGCCACCTTTAAGTATAGCTTCTACTTCTTTTGGAGTTAGTACATCATTTATTTGTCTTAAAAGATATGGATCAGATAGTATCTTTCCAGCTCTTAACGCAGTTGCAAAAAGTACAAATGGTGCAAGCGGGCTAGCTGCAGCTGAACCACCAAAACCTAAAGCAACACCAGCAAGCGAACTAGCACCACCAAGAGTTAATCTTCTTTGTATGAATGAAGATGAGTTTGTAATTGGTATGTCTGTAAGTCTTTTTGAATACTCTACGAAATTTTCTAAATGACCTCTTGCAATAGCTCCTTTTTGTCCACCACCATACATTTGTTCAATAAATTTTTTTACATCAATTGTTGGATCATCTAATCCTAGAATGTTTCTAAAAGTTACACCATCAAAGTCTCTGTAATCATCAGGTCCAAAACGAATGCTTGTTACATCCTCTAAACCATCCGCAGTAAGACGTGAACTTATTTCACCACCTTGACTTCTTAACGCTTGTTTAGTTCCCACATTTTCCATAGCTTCATAAATATCATCAACACCATTTTGAAATCTTGGATCGACCTCTAATTTTCTAAAAGCACCGTTTTCAAAAGGCGCACTGAAAGGAACTCTTGCTTTTCCAAATATACCAGCATTAATTGGTTTTGATTTGAATGAAGACATAAAAGCATTGTGCATAAATCTTGCAACGGATGCTTGATATAATTTTTCACCTGCAGCTGAATAACCTGCAAATCCTGGTTGAGCACCAATCATTTTTCTAAATTCTTCTAATGCTGCTGGACTTCTTGATTTAAACACTGCTGTTTGTATTTTTTCAAAAAGTTTATCTTTCGGAAGTGTAGCTGCTCCCGGAATATTAAATAAAGTTTTTTGTGTAAATAATGTTTTATCAAATTTTGATAAAGCACCAATGGCAGTAGTTCCTTCTTTACCTGTATAAAATTTCATAATTCTAGAAAAAACTTCGTTTGCATCTTTTAAAGTATTGTGCATTTGTGAACCTGCGTTTATTACACTTTCTAAAGTATCTTTTCCTGCTTGTGTTTTAGCAATTTTTGCAGCAGCTCTAGCTTTTAAATCGTCAGTTAGATCTATACCTTCTTTTAAAATAGCTTCTTCTGCTTGTCTTAAAGCTGTATTGTAAGCTTGTTGTCCTGTAGGTATAGCTCCAGACTCTGCTAATCTCGCAGCAGCTAGCTCTGGGGCCATAATTCTTGCAACGTCTCCACCACCTAATTCTATCATTCTTTGTTGTATAGCTTTGTTTTGTAATAATGACGGAACGTTTAATTCTTTTAAGAAACCATGAGCATCTTTTTCTAATGCTTCTCTTATTGCAGCAACAGATTTATTTACTGTTTGATATCTTGTTTGTTCTAATGCTTGGTTAAGCATCATAGTCATTCCTTTATACTGATTGAATGAAATTGGTTCTCCTCTTGCAACAGCATTTGCAAAATTCATAAACTGACCTAGTGGATCTAAAAGACCTGCTGATTCTTGAATAGCTTTAAAATCGAAAGCTTGTCTATTAATTTGACCAGTTGCTGCGTCTGAAAAAGCTTTTGCTATGTCAGGAAATTGTGCGGAGTTTTGTCTTAAAAAATCTTCAGTAGCTTTTAATGTTTTTGGTAATTTTAATATAGCTGGATCTCCTGCAACAGTGTTTAATGCAAAAAATTTATCATAAGCTTTGTCAATTGTTCCGACATTCTTTTTAAATGTTTCTACTGCTTGGTTGTAAAGTTTTTGAGATAGGAATGAATGAGAATAAATTGGTGCAATAGTAGCAATGTTAGAATCTAAAAATCCTTGGGCAAAAGTTTTCTCTGCAGACAGCATTCTTCTATCCATAATTCTAGATATATAAGGAAATACCCCAACCGTCTTAAAATAAGATTGACCTAAACCAGATAAAGGACCATCTCTCATAGCTGCAAGTAATGGTATTTCATATCCGTTGTCACGTGCAAACTTTGCAATTTCTTTTTGCGTAACTCCAGTTGTACCAAAAGCAAAGTTTAAAAATTTACCTGAAGCCATTAACAATGGTGTAAGTGCTGCAGCTCCAAAATTAAACAAAGCGGCATTCTTAGCTTCGACCATTGCTCTATCTACAATATTTAATTTATCAATATCTTTTTTAGGCATGTCGCCTAAATCCTCTAATAAGCCATCTATTAATGTAGGACCAACTGTTTTATTCATTAAATCATATGCTATAGATCCACCACCTGCACCAATAGTTCCTGCTCCTGCAACTGCAAGTTCACCTCTTCCAAGCGGACTTCTTATAGCTCTTTCACCTAAATCTAATGTTCTACCTGCAAGTTGTGCAGCACCTTTTAAAAATTTGTATCTGCCTGGTAATTTGTTTGCTAATTTTTCAAAAAAGAATTTTTTACCTTTCGTAAGTTTCAAACTTGTCATATCAGTTTGTTTATAAGCATCAGCAATTTTGTTTCTCATATAGTTTGCTGCCATAAATGAAGCAGAAATGTCTCCAGCTAACACAGCACTACTTCTTCCAGACAACAAAAAGTCAGCTCCTGGCACTGAAGACTCATCCATACCAAGATAAGCACCTAGGGGATCTTGTATTACAGTTTCTTGTTTTGCTAAATCTTCTCTTGCTTTTGTTCTTTCTTTATAAATTTCTTCTAAAGGTTTTGATTTTAATACTTTAGATTTTATTAATTTATCTACGGCTCTTAGCTGTAATACATTTAACGTTTCAGGTGCAAAAGTATTATCATCAATACTTTTTTGAAGTCCTGCTACAAACTCTTTTTGTTGTTCATTTAACTCAGCCATTATTGATTACCCATTAAAAAGTCTAATGCACTCATGTCTGTAGTGAAAGCATCAGGACTTGTGCCTTGTATTACTCTTCCTGTTCCAAAACTATTTAATATCCCTTGAATGTCACTATTAGTATAACCCATTGTATAGAATCTATTTTTTCTTAATCTATTTTTCTCTTCTACAATTCCTAATAATTCCTCGTATTTCTGTACTATCTTAGCATCTGGTTCCAAACCTAAGAATCCAGTTAATTCTTCAATTAAATCTAAGTCTCTGTTTGTTAATCTGTCTTTATCTTTCAATGCGTTAGCAAGTGTGTACGTAAGAGTTCTTGCATTTACTTTTAATTTACCAAGTATCTCTGAAGCGGATGGATTACCAGCTAAGAATTTTTGTGTTTTGTTTTCAAATTTTTCTAAAACTTTATCTGTTCGTTTTTGAAGTTTTTCAAATTCTGCATCGTTCATATCACCCTGAGACATAGTAAAGTCAGTTGCTACAGATCCAACAAGACCATCTTTAACCTCACCAGGTAGGTTTTTAAGAACTTCCGCAAATCCTAAAATTATTCCAGATCCTCCAATTGCTTTTCTTCCAGCATCTGTAGACATTAATGCAATTTGTTCTTTTAAGATATCAGAAGATAATTGACCATCAGCTATTAATCTGATGTTATCCATGTATGCTGCAGAATCTTTTTGAACATAGAATTGTCCTGCATCTGGTGTAACTAGTCTATAGTTTTGCCCATCGTATACATAAACGTCTCCAGAGTTTTTATCTTTTTTAGCTTCAAAGAACTGACCACCTTGTTCAAAAGATCCTAATTCAAATTTACTATTACCTTGTGCATCAAGAGCATCTTTCAAAGCGTCATTTCTCAGTTTTAATAAATCAGTGTTGTAACTTAAGACAGTTGAAGCCCAGTCTCTGTATGCCTCGTCATTTTTCATTTTTACTAATACTTTAGCATCTAAAGCTGGTCCTAATGCATTACCAAATATTTCAGCAAATCCACCTAAACCGCCTTTCATTGTTTTACCTGATAATAATCCTGCAGCTAGTTTCATTAAAAATACTCTTTGAGGATTCATTTCAGTTTTTCTTGGGTCTGCTCTTAAGAATTGTTTCATGTCAATTGTTTCCGCTGCTTTTTTAGCTTCATCAATTTCAGTATCTCCGGTAGGTTGTTGCTTAGTTCCTGTTCCTGTGCCCCCAGCTGTGTCAGATGTTATGCCATCACCGCCTGTATTTTGTTCAGGTGCATTATTTTTCTTATTTATTTCTTCAGCTGTTTTTTCTTCTTTAACATAAGTAGGGTGTTTTGTATCATTACCTCTATTGGGAACTTTAGCGTAAAGCTCATCGTTTTGAATTACTTCATCAACGTTGTTTGAATCAATTTCCCCTTCAGTAATCGCTAATGCTAGGTTAGTGGCTTTGTTAACATCTAAGTTTTTTTGTGCCATTAATGCGTTTCTTAGCTCTGCAATAGCTATATTTTTTTCTAATGTTCTTTGTCCAAGAACTGTATCTAACTGCATATCATCGTCAGGACTCATAGATGCTGTTTCTTCTGCCATCATAATAGCTCTATCTTTTTCTTTTACTTTTTTAACTAACTCATCAACATCTTGAAAATATCTGCCGTATTGTTTTGCATCAGTCATGTATTGTCTCATTTCTGTAGCAATTCTTTGTTCAGCAGATTGTGATCCTGGAGGTCCTTCAGGAGTTTTATCTAATGGACGGTTAACTAAATTTTTTAATCCTGGGCTACCTGCTAAAATTAATTTAGCTATATCACTTGTAACCATAGGTCTTTGACCACCAAATGAAAGATCTCTATTAAATATGTCAAAAGCTTTTTTAAAAGATATGTTGTTGGCTTTTGCATAATCTTTAACCATTTTAGTTTCATCAAAATAAGCTTTTGCTCCACCTGTTGCTGCTAATCCTGCACCAATAGTAATAGCACCTACTGGATTAGAGGTTGCAAATCTTGTACCTGTTCCTAAAATTCTAGCTAGATTTTGTGATGTTGCACTTCTACCTAAAGATAAAGGTAGAGATGCAAGCTCTGCTGCTCCTAAAGTATTTATTATAGGATCTGGTATACCTGCTGCTTCAGCTCCAGCATACAAAGCACCTAAACCTGAAAGACCTTTAGCAAACTTTGCAGTTCCTGCTTTAAGTTTTGATTTACCATAACCTGTAATGTATGTGCCAGTGTTAGGATCATATGCAAAAGATCTTCCTGATGGTCCTTGGTACTGTAGTGGAAAGTTACTATATTGTGATTTAGGAACAAACGTTGGCCCTTGTTGCATTGCAGGTCCTTGAGCGTAAATACCAGTTCTTGCCTTAATAGGTTTTAAGACACCTCTTCTTAGTGCCTCTCTTCTGAACATAGGTCTGTTTAAAACTCTATTCAAAGACATTGTTACCCCGATTGTTGTGGATTAAATGCTGAGAATGCAGCTATACCTGTACCTACTGACTGTGCTAATGGACTTGTACCTGGTGTTGTACCCATAGTAACACCTGATTGTGTTTTAGGTCCTGCAGCGTAAAGGTTTGCAAGAAATTCAGCTCTTTGATAAGGCTCGTATTGTTGTTGTAATGTAGATTGTCTTTGCGCATCTAATGCAGCTTGTGCAAGCTGTCTTTGTACTCCACCAGAAGTAAATAATTGATTTATGTCAGCCTGAGCCATTTGTTGTTGACCCAAACCCATTTGACCAAGCTGTTGACCAGCAGACAAACCAACTTGTTGTTGTCTTTGAGCAGCACCTAACGCAGTGTTAAATCCTTGCATTTGTGCTCTACCCATTGCATCTAATGTTCTTCCTTGAAGTTCAGCTTGTTGAACACCTTCTCTTCCTCCGCCAAATGCGCCAGAACTAACTGCTTGAGAAGCTAATTTGTTCTGCATTATCTGACCTTGTCTTCCAATTTCATCAGTAACATAGGATTGAAAAGGATTAAGGTATTGAGCTATTTGTGAAGCACCTATTGGAGCTGCTGCTCCTTGAATTTGTGCAATACCTGATGCAACTGTAGGAGCACCTACGCCCGTAGTTCCTGCAGCAGTTATACCTTGTTGCTCAAGAGCTGATAAAGGGGCGACTTCAATGTCAGGTAAATTAATTGGTTTTTGCGCTACTTGACGCGCAATATCCATCAATTCAATTTTTCTCTCCTCTATACCAGGAGCTTCTCTATATATACTTGTACCAGTCGTTGGTGCAGCAGGTTGAGATCTTGAAGAAAAAAAACTCATATTATATCCATTTTTCTAGTTGTACATGTTTCTTTTTCCAGCCCCATTTTTTAGAAATTTTTTCCCAACCAGGTCTGGCCATAATAGACATCCTCTTACACTTATTTAATTGTGCGAAATCAGTTATACTTTTTACTAACATATCCTCCCACAGGTCTCTTCTTTTACCTGTGCATATTATAATTTCATATTGTAAATAATTTGGAAGCTGTCCTATTCGACCAACACAAATGCCAAAAACTTTATTTTCCTCTTGCTCATCTGATCCAAACATTATCCAACATTGCATATGATCTTTTTTAAGTTCATCATAAACCCAAGAAGACTCTGCATACTTACCAGAAAAAGCTAATGCTTCCGTGACCATAAATTCACATAGTGGCCAAAACTTTTCAACGTCTTTTGGCTCAATAGGAATTATACTTACAAGTGGTTTAATTTGTTTTTTCTTTGCTGATGGCATCTTTCTCCTTCAATAAATCAAATACTCTTTTGTATCTTTTTTGTTGTTCATAGAAGTAAGCTGCGCCTTTTTCTCTCATATCTTTCATGCTATTTGGATTAGCACCTGCAATGATTCCTGCGCCTAATACACCGTCTGCTCTTGTTACAAACTCTCCGTCTGCTAATTGAGCTAACATGGTATCTTCATCTTTATCACCTACTCCTGCTCCGTCCTCAACATATCCTAATGCTCTAACATAATTGTTAGAATCATTTTCATCGTGAGTCATTTTTGAAGGTAAGTAATTTATACCTCCCTCATTAAATTTTTTTATCTCTGCTAAGCCACCAGATCTCAATCTAATTTTATCTATAGATAAGTTATTTATTCTTTTTTTACCTATCCCTGCTTCTTCAGGTGCATACATTTTTTCATATTCTTTTTCTTGCCCTGTAGTTGGATCAATGTAAGTATAGCCTGGTCTATTTGCTTGCATGTCTAAGACACCCATATTGTATCCTGGCATATACATATCAACTGGACCTTGATCAAATGCACCACCTAAATATGTTAGTGCAGCTAAAGATCCTCCAACTTTTAATGGATCGTAATCTCCTTTTTTATTTTTAAAAAGATCAAGTATGCTACTTTTTTTGTTTTGATTTTGTATGGCTTCATATTGTTTAGCGTAAGTGCTACCTCCGGCTGTCTCCATAGATAAATTTGTAGGGGTTGTAAATCTAGACATTCCAGGTATTGCAGATACTCCTGGCAAATTTGCAAAGCTTGGAATTGCACTACCAAATCCTGCTCCTTTTGCAAAACCACCAAGTTGTCCTAAATTATACCCACTAAAAGCACCAGCAGCTCCTGACAAAAGTGCACCTAATCCTGAAGCTCCTCTATCTCTTGCTGATCTGTATCCTTGTACTCCCCCATAAGCTCCTAAAGCGTAAGGTAATAATGCTAGTGGATTCATATATTAAAAATTCTCCTTTTAGATCTAAAAGCTAAATATTACCATTTTACTTGACTGATATCAACTCATCATGAAACTTGCCTTGGTATTGATGCTCACCTATGTGTACAATCGCGTCATTAATATAAGCATAGCATTTACCCCCTAAGTCTCTCCAAAGCTTGCAGAAGGCAAAATCTTCACCATTATAAGTCTTCTCTTTAGGATCATGAAGAGTGTCAAAAAAATTCCACATGTTAGGTTTGTTGACATACTTTCCATTAATAACAGTTTTTTGAACTATTTCTTTATCAGGATATTTCTCTATCATTTTTTCAATAACCTCTCTTTTAATAAGCATACATCCTGTTGGTGAATCAGTAACTTCCATTACTCCTTTATCAAGCTTTATATTATTTGGATCTGGAACTTTCATAGGATAAGTATGTAAAGCTCTTCTAATATCATCAGGCGATTTTATTCTACCCTCTTGCATTTTAGTAAAAGCTTTTTCCCACATTAAAGTTTTAAGTGGGTATGGCACAGATATTATATGTTTATCTGCCTTCAGCATGGCAAATATAGACTTACCTTGAAAATATATATCTGAATCAATAAATAATAAATGTGTTGCTTTCGATTCAAGAAATCCTGCAACTGATAGGTTTCTTCCTTGTGTAACCAAAGATGATTTAATTAAATGAAATGACACTTTAAGTTTTTTCTTAAAACATTCTTGTTGAAATTCTATTAAAGCTTGAGTGTAATGTATTGAAACTTCACTATGCACAGGTGTTGCAACAAAAACCTCAGTATTTTTATATTGATTAGAATCTTCTTTCCATAAAGGTTCCGTAGCTTTTTCATAATCAGATTGTGTTTCTATGCTGACTTCTTGTAACGTTTGATATGTATCCTCATTTATATATTTACTGCTTGACACTTAGAGCTCCTTTCAAAAAGTTTGTCCATTCCATAGCTTTTTTATCCCAGCTATAAAAATTTTTATAATATTTTTGTTGTTCGTTTAAATGGTTTTGTATTATATCTGTGTGTAAGTATTGTGCACTTGTATCTATGGCACCTGCAATGCTCTCTGCTAATAATTCTAAATTTTTTGTATAATTCACATAAACAGGCCATTCAGCACATGTTTCAGGCAAAGCACCAAAGTTTGTTGTTATAACGTGAAGACCAGCAGCTAAAGCTTCTAAAGCTGAAGCACAAAACGTTTCTTCAAATATAGATGGGTAGACAAACAAATCGTAGTCCGTCATATGCTCTAGTATGTATTCATTAGGTTTGTAACCAATGTAATTTACATTAGGTAATTTTCTAGCTTGATCAAATAGTCCCTCTGTATCTTTATTTGCTTTATCAGCAAACTCCTTACCGTAAACATCGTTAGAACTATATACATCTAAAGTAATATTTTTATTTTGTATAAACTGCATGGCTAACAACAACACGTTCAGTCCTCTCCAAGGAGTGCAATGGTGCATAATTCTTATAGGTTCACCTTGTTTATATATTTTTCTTTTTGGGAAATGATGTGCTCCATTTTTAATAACTATTGATCTATCTTCAGGAACTTGAAAAAAATATCTAAATTTTTCATAACACCAATGTGAATTAAAAACATACCAATCGTATTCATGATGTCTATCTTTGTTTCTAAAAAAGCTTTGTAAGTTTGGTTGATCCCAAGAATTTTTTTGCCAAAGTATATTAATCTTACTAGGATCTAGTGGCACCTTTCCTGGTATAGATGTGCATATTTGAAATTTATCTAATAAATCTTTTGCAACATACTTTTCAAGCAGTTCATGCTGTAACTCAGTTGCGCCTCTAGGTTTCATTACTCTTTGGTTTTAGCACCAATATTTCCAACTCTCGTAACTTTTATTTCTAAGTCTTGTCTAAAATCATCCTCAGTAGTGTCAGTATTGGGATCAGCAACATCAGCATCAAAATCAGCTTTAGAAGCATAAACTTGTCCTGTTCTTTTGTGTTTAATTATCTCTTTCGCCACTGCAGGTATTTTTACGGGATCGCTCATTGTTTTCTTCCTTGTCTATTATAGGGTTTATAATCTCTTTTTTCATTTTTGTTAAGACTTTTTTTATGTCTTCTTGGACGTTTTCTAGGTTTTGGTCTAGGCACATAATGTGTAAATTTTTGTTTAGCCATTTTCCTGTGATCTGTCTATTTGTGCGTAACTTATTAGACCTTGTATTGTATTACTACCTGTGGCTGCTTGAACCGTAATTGCATCGCCAGCTTCCAAATTTAAACCTTGTGGGGTGGCGTTCACTTGTGTTTTTGCAGCTAAATCATCTCTAAAAAATTCGTATTCTGTGCTTGAATCAGAAGAATCTACAAAATTCATATTAACTAATATGGCTGATGACGCATCGCTGTTGGAGCAATAAATACTCTTAACAATTACTGTTGCATCACTTGGACATGTAAACACTGTCGTTTTATTTGTGTTAGCTTGTTTGAAACCTTGATTTTTATACCTAATTGTCATGATAAAAAATAATTGAAAGCATCTTGTTCGTTTTTTAATTCTTGTTGATAAGATGTATTTAACTTATCTTGCATAGTTCGTAAAGACTGAGTAACTTGTCTTTGATTTTCCTCAGTATACGTAGGTGTTGGTTCAGGTATTACTATATCTACTCTAGCCATTTTAACCTCTCATTCCGTCAGGTTGTACATCTGCTCTGAAAGTGCCATACCTCCAACTTTGTTCTGTAGAGGTGTTAGCAATTTTTAAACTTGCAAATCTCGATCTAGCACGTGTGTCTACTTTATCAGTAGAACTATTTATTGTAAACGGACCTAAAGGAGAAGACGCTGCTGCAGTTGAGGGGTAATCTCTTAAATTTATTGTTACCTGAGCATCTCCTGTTAATACTTTAAAATCTGGAACAAACCTTCTCATACTCATAAATACTTGGCCATCACCCTCAATTGCTAAATCAAAGTCACCTGATTGTATAAAAGCTGGTATTGCAGTTTTTGCTCCTGCTGAATCTACTTGATCAACTCCAACTTCGTGAGCGTAATATTTAAAGGCACCATTAATATTTGTTACTCCTTGTATTGTTGGAAATGTTGGCAATCCTGTTGGATCAAATTCGGTGGCATAAGGTACATCATATAAATTTGCATCTGCCCATGTAGTTCTTGCAAGTGATCCTGTTGTCCAAGTTTGATCTTGATAATTATATGTCACACATCTATCTACATAGCTTGATCCTGATTTAGGATAAAACCAAGTTATTTCTTCATATAAATGGTTTAATCCAACATAAACAGATTCACCATTTTGATAATTAACACCCAAACCATCTCCTTTAGTTGTAAATACAAAATCTTCTACAGGGCAAGGCAAAGCTTTTACAGTACCGTCAAATACAAAAAACCCACCTGATTCACCCATCCAATAAACTGCACCATTAACAAACTTCATTGAATGTTGTCCTATGGCACCACAATTTGAACCAACTTGTCTTACAGAAAAAGTAAATGGTGGGCCAACAAATTGCATAACATAAGCAGCATTATCAGTAAGTATAAAGGTGTAATCTTTACCTTTTACTGCTCCTACAATTTTAGTTCCTGAGTCCAATCTAAAAGTCCCTGCAGTATTAACAGAAGTAGGTGTATAACTACTTATATTTTCTTGATCAGAAAATCTAATAAACATTTTATCTTGTGTGCTAAGAGTTCCGATAGTAGTTTCAGTTCCAAGCATTACTAAATGCCTATCTCTATCAGAGACAAGAGACATAACTGATGCAGTCGGTGCGTTTGATATGACAGTCGCTCTAGTAGTAAGTGCACTTGGATTTGAATTAATAGGGTTCCATTCAAAAGAATTACCATTTTTAATAGTAGCTATTAATTTTTCACCAAAATTATCTAATGACCAAGATGCAGGATCAATAGTTAAAGTTTGAGATAAGGATGCTTCTCCCCAAGCTGTATAATATTCAACACCTGCTCCAGAAGAATGACCTGATCTTGTTCCTGCTACAGCTCTGGTAATTCCTGTAAGATCAGTGCTAGTTGTCCCTGTGTATGAAATAAATTCAGCACCTACTTTTATGGTCCCTGATGACGGAAACCCAGTGGTTGAAGCTAATGTAACAGAAGTTCCTGCTCCACCTGTTCCCGCAGTGTCATCTAAAAGTGCACCATTAAGAGTACCAAATACTTGTTGTCCTCCGCCCCATAAACCTGTGCCCCAACCGAAGCCATAAGTAAAACCTAGATTACCAGGTTTGACATAAGGGTTTATTGTTGCTGATCCACTTCCGTTGACCGTTGTCCCTGCTGCGCTAGCCATAGTAATTGTGAAGCTGTCACTATCTGGAACAGTAATAACTTGAAATGTGTTGGTCGTAAAATCAGAAGCAACATATCCAGCTCCACTTGGAGGTGTTACTGAAGTAAAAGTAAATAAATCTCCTGCCTCAAGTTTATGTGCTGGTTTGTTTACAGTTACTGTCGCTGAGGTATTTACAGTATCAAAGGTGCATCCAGTTAAAGCTGTGTCTAATGGCGTAATATCGTAGAAAGCACCCTCGTAATAAATGACTAAAACTTTGTTAGTTCCTATCGCAGCGTATCTTCTGCCATCTAGATCTGCCCAAATAAATTGTTCTCTAGCTGCTCCTACAACAGTATTAGATAAAATTTGTTCCCAGCCACCAATTTTTTCAGGTAAACCATATCTAAATCTAACAAAGTCACCATCAGTCCACTGACCTTCAGCTCCTGTTTGCGTTACTTGTTTATTAAATCCTGGTCTAATCTGTACGTTTGTTAAAGGCATGACATATTATAGCATTTTATCAACAATAAATAAACTTACTCTAAATTATAAAAAGGCATATTTTTATCGTATTTATAATCTGCAAAAGGGCCGTTTTGATCAACGTAATGTAAAAAACATTGTGCATGCCAATCTCCAGTAAAATTTTTACGATAGTGTTGTAATTCACAACCCAAATAAATACAGGCATCTCCTGGAAACATATTAATAGGTTTATCTTCCATGTATATTGGCCACTCCGTGCCATCACTACCAAGCATCACAGTAACTGATATCTCACAAGATGGTCTATCTTTGTGGGGTTTAAGCTCAGAATTGTATGTATATAAACGAGTAAAAGAATAAGTAGGAAATAAATTTAAATTTGTTTCTTTTTCCATAAGTTCTTTTTTATTTAAAAGCAAAGATTCTCCTAAAGGGTCTTTGTAAAATATTGTGTCTGAATTATTATTTTGAACAAAATCAAAATCAACTCTATTGTTATTATGTTTAATTATCATATATTTTTTTGCTAATTCTGTTTCTTCTTTAGTCAAAAAGTTTTTGATAATTTTATATTTTAATTCTTTTATAGTAGCCATGATACAACTGAATATCTTACACCCTTAGTTACAGGCTCAACTCTATGAGGATACATAAAATTACTTGGCCAAACAATTGCTTTCGCAGCAGAAGGTTTAATTCTAAGCATTTCATTTGTTTTACTTAAATTACTAAAAACTAAATCACCACCCTCATACTCATTATTTAGAAGAATAATTATAGATAATGTTCTTGGTAAGGAATAACAATGGTCAGTATGAAAACCATAATGTCCATCATTTTCATATTTCAAAACAGTAATTTCTTGCACTCCGTTAACAACACAAGTTGTATTAAATTTTCTTTCATAGTTTTTTTTTAAATTTATTATTATTGAACCTAAAAAATTTAACCAATGTACTTCTGTTTGTGATTTACTTTGCAAATTCAAACTAAAATTTTTTACTTTTCTTGCTCTTTCATCTATAACTTGACCACCACCTGTGTTAGAAACAATTGCAGCTTTTTGAAATTTGTCATCTTCTTTGTTAAGCCATTTTATAAAAGAACATAATGTTTCAACTGGCATAATATTTTCTTCAATGTGAATTAGATCTTTTATGACCATTTTTTTCTAAACCAAATTTTTTCTTTGTAACTGTTTATAAGTCTACTCAAATTTTGAAATTTTTGTTTAATTAAATTATTATCTATAGATTTAATTTCTGATTTCCATGATTCTCTTTTAAAAGGAATGACTTGAACATAAGGAGTGCCTTGTTTAAATAATTTATTAAATTTAGGATATTTATCAGAATTAATTAATATTGGAAAATTTACGAAATGTGAAAATTTATCAGTATCTACAATTCCAGGTATTATACTAAAATAATCATTTTCATTTAATACTGGAGGCATAAATAAACATGAATATCCTGGTGGTGTTTTAATTATCCAAGGATTTAATATTTTTAAAAAATTAAATTTACCATTTTTTTCTACAGGAAAACTGTTTCTTCCACCTAATTGTTCAATATGGTGTTCACTTGAAGCATTGCTATTTAAATTATATTTAAATAATTCGTCATTTGTATAACTTCTAGAAGCTCCATAGTGATATCTAATACCATATTGTTCAAGCTCTTCGTTGTAAAAATTAAAATTTAAATTTACATCCTGCGGTAAAGGCAATGTATAACCAGCTGTTATACAATCTAAAAACGGCATACATCCTTTTATATTTAATTTTGGAAATGAGTGCGTAGGTATTTTTTTATACCATTCTGGTATAAATTTTTTAGATAATTTGGGTTGTATTTCTTTTACCTTAACTAAATCAGGATGAATAAAAAACTCTATCTTATTAGAAAACATAAGTAGGTTTTAAAACAATCTACGGTAATTGCAATAACTTCTTTTGTGAGTGTCCAGGTTGAGCACTAAACCACTCTTGAGGTGTTTGAGTTAATGGATAAAGATCTTCCATTTCTCTAAAATTAATAGCTAACAATTGACTGTATACTGTTTGCCACTCGTTAAAATCAGGATGACTTGGGTTAGCTTTTAAAAAATCACCTACTTTTAAAATAAAAGAAGAAACCCATTTTTCAAAATCTTCTTTCCATAATGCATCTGTATTTGGTAATCCAATCTCAGTTGCTACAATTTCATCACCATTTAATTTAAAATCTTTTTTAAAATCTAAACCATCGCTTGCTTGTTCATCAGTAAATTCTTTTGCAACATATGTAAGACGATGTTGCATTAATGAATCTTTTTCAGAATCAGTTAAAGCTATGTTTCTTAAATCACCGTTTTCAAATATTCCCCACTTCATTTACAACTCCTACGTATCGTTTTCAAAAATTAATATGGAACCACCTCTTGCTGGTCTTGGACCAACACCTCCTGGATTACTTGTTCCGCTTTTTGATTGACCTGATCCAGCGTGAAAACCTATTACAGGTCTTAAATTGTAGTTTCCTGCTCCTGGTCCGCTAACAGCTGGAGAGTTACTATCAACAAAAAAAGTTGCATCCACAGTTCCATCAGGCGAAGATGCGTTTGTGATACTTCCCGCGTTAGCTGGATTAATTCCTGAGAATCCTCCCTGATTAGATCCAGTACCACCACTTCCGCCACCGCAAGTAAATAAAGCTGGAGATCCTAATGTTGTTGCACCGCCAGAATTTCCAGCGTTTGCATTATATCCTCCAGTCCCGACATTTCCTGTACCACCAAGAGAGTAAGGTGCCGAAAAAGGTGCAGTCACTGGAATTCTATAAACGGCATAACCACCGTCTCCTCCAGCTCCACCAGCTCTTCCTTGGCTTGAAGTTCCGCCAGCTCCACCGCCTCCGCCAGTAGCGTAAACAATTAATTCTGTAGTTGCTGGGTTAGCAGTAAAAGTTCCAGATCCAGGACCTGTAGCCATAAAGTTTGGTGTAAACCCTTTACTACCTCCTGCTCCAGTGGATGCTGCTGTCAAACGACCTTGAGCATCAACAGTTATACTTGCAGAAGTATAAGATCCTGCAGTGACTGAAGTGTTAATTAATTGATCCGCTCCAACAGCATCGTCTGCAATTTTATCTTGAGTAACTGCATCATTATTAATAGTAGCGGTAACAACTGCGTTGTCAGAAATTTGTGCTGCTCGAATTGCATCGTCAGCTATTTTTGCATTTGTAATTGCATCGTCAGCTACTTGAGCAGTCCCTATAGTTCCACCCAATGTATCAAGTGATACCTCAGTTAAATTTGTACCATCTGAATAAGCAGCATAAATTTTTTGTGCATCTGGACTAAACCCAGTTCCTGAAGCTGTTTTGATTGTAAGGTTAGATGGGTTTGTTACTCCCGTGCAATCAAAGATATAAAATTTTTCTATTGAATCTGGAATAGTACAAACTGTGCTAGCTGCAATCGTTGCAGTTGCAAATTTAATAACTAAATTTCTTGCATTAGACAAAGCACCATCAGACATTGCAAGTGCAAGAGTACCACCAGATGAAAGAGTTACTTGTTCAAAACCTGCAATAGCTTGTTGTACTAAATTTAAATTTGTATTTGTTTTATCACCCCATGTACCAGCGTTTTCACCGGTTACCATTAGTTCTAATTTTAGATCACTTGAATAACTAGATGCCATAAAAAATTCTCCTTAATAATTTCACATTTTACATTAATTAGGCAGCCAAATCAACTACCGTCCATGTATTAGATACCCCTAAATCTATTTCTGCCCAAGCAGTTGTTGCTGGACTTCCCACAGAAGCTGACATTTGAATGCCTGAAACGTCTATTCCAGCTTCACCTGTAGCTGTTACAGATCCAATAGAACCTGTCATCGAAGTTCCTGTAACAGGATAAACATTAGCTTGTTCCTCTTCTCCCAAAGTCATTGTAATACTCTGTCCAGTTACTGGTTCAGTAGTTGTTTGCTCTAATGCAATTGTGCCTAGGGTAAACGTTGCTTGCACTCCTGTGACTTCTGCAATAAATTTAGGCTCAGGCACCACTTGACCTATTGATCCTGATAATGAAATACCTGAAGGTTCTGCTTTAGCATCTCCAGTAAGAGTAACGCTTCCTAATGTAAAATCTAATTGATCTTCAGCTGCGTTAACAACAGTTCCAAAATCTCCAACTAATGAAATTATTCCTTGCGTAGAAGTAAGAGATTGACCTGTAACTGAAACTGTTACATCAGTTATTCCTGCTTCTTCACCAATAGAGGATGTTAAACTCTGTCCTGTTAATGCAACAGAATAGTTTACACCCCAAGCAAATTCTCCCCATGCTGATCTACCCCAACCTTCTCCTGTTAGTGTAGATTCATCTACGGTGGCTGCTCCAATGCTTGAAGTTATTGAGGATCCAGTTGTGAGTGCACCTATTCCAGATACTACTTGACCTACACTAAAAGATCCTAAATTTCCACTTAATGAAACTGAAACAGAAGATCCTCCAACAGATGTTCCTTGAGAAGATGTGATTTGTGATCCAGTTACATCAATATCTGCGTTAGCTGTAATTGATTCTAAAGAACCTATGCTTGAAGTAAGTGATATTCCTGTAGCAGAAATATCAACGTGACCTTGATCTCCCCAAACTCCTGATCCCCAAGATAATCCACCCCAGACATTTGATTCAATATCAAATATACCACCCATGCCAATCCCATGAACATAACACAGATAATAAAAATCAGTTGCTGATGCTGGAGTTACTTCAACATATCGTGTTGTTGCAGCATTAAAAGTTGTTGTGTTGGTATAGTTAGCTTGATTACTTGAACCATCGAGATAATAAGTTACACCAGAAGAAATAATTCCAGAGGTGCTTGTGTTTGTAGAAAAAATTAATGGGTGGCCATCATTGGTAGCTTCGCTTTGATCAAATCTTAAAGTCCCACCTTCTACCCAATTTACTGTTCCAGGTCCTGTAGAATTTCTAGATCCGTTTAAATAAAAAACGTTTCCTGTTCCACCGCCATATAGGTTTCCTGAAGCTACGGTTACTGTATAAGTATACTCTGCCATAGCTTCAGTACCTTAAATTATGCTAATCTCAATATAG